GCGCTGGCCGCCCTTGTGCTGCCCTGGGCGCCGGCGGCCTTTGCGCTCGACAAGGTCGTCGTCATCACTACGACCGGCGCCTCGACATGGACCGTTCCGGCGGACTTCACGGCGGTCAACACTATTGAGACCATCGGTGCTGGGCCGGCGGTAGCCGTGGCCAGGCCGCGACCCCACAGGGTGGTGGGGGTGGTGGGGGTGGCGCTTACGCCAAGATCACCAACCTTAGCCTCACTCCGGGTGCCTCAATCGACGTAGGCGTAGGCGCGGCGGGGGCAGGCGCGACTTCGACCGGCACGCGCGGCGCGGCGGGAGGAGATACTTGGTTCAACGCCACCAGCCTTGCCAACGCCGTCACCAAGTACGGCGCGACTGCTGACGCCGTGGGCGCGCAGGGCGGCAAGCAGGGCGCCACCTACTCGGCGGCGGGGCTTGGCGGCCTTGCGTCAGCCTCGGCGGGTGCTACCAAATTCAGCGGGGGCAACGGCGCGGCCTCCGGGGGCGGCAACAAGACCGCAGGCGGCGGCGGCGGCGCGGCGGGCCCGAGCGGCGCTGGGGCAGTTGGTGGGACCGACGTAGGTGGTAGTGTCCCAGGCGGAACGGGCGGGGGCGCATCAAACGGCCAGAGCGCTGGCTCTAGCAATTCCGGCGGAAGCGGCACGGTTGGCGGCGCGGGCGGCAACTACTCCGGCTCAGGCGGTGGCTCTGCGGGAACCTATCCAGCCGGTAACGGCGGCGCAGGCTCAGGCGGTGGCGGCGGTGGCGGCGGCGGCGCGGCAGCGACCGGCACGGCTGGCGCGGGTGGCGCGGGCTCTCAGCCTACCATCTGGACGGCCACCGCAGGCGGGAATTACGGGCCGGGATCCGGTGGCGGCGGTGGCGGCTTCGCGAGCGCGGGGGCCACGGGCGGCGCAGGAGGGGCTGGCGGCGGCTACGGCGGTGGGGGCGGTGCTGGTGGCATCACGGGCACGTCTGGAACCGAGACCAACGGCGCCACCGGCACGCAGGGCCTCATCATCATCACTTACACGGCTGCAACAGCGTCGGGGAGCAACCTGCTCACTCTCGGGGTCGGTGCGATGGCCGCCAATGACAACTATTCACCCATGAAGCGCGCCTCCGGGGAATGACATGATCCTTCGCCTCCTTCTTGCCCTTGTCTCTGCTTTAAGTCTGTACACGGCGGCAGAGGCGAGCGGCGCAGGTGTTCTTCGCCTGCGTGGGACGTCTATCTCGACCATCTGCGCGGACGACGGATCGGCGGCTGGCCCCGCCGGGACGCCGCAGTACCCCCTCCTGCTCTCGGGATATGTCACCAGATCGGCCTGCACAGTCTGGGGCGTAGACCGCTACACGGGCCGCCCGCAAAGCGGCTTGGCGGCCATGAAGGTGCCTGGCGTCGATACCCCGCCCACTGGCTGGTCATACAATGCCGGGTCGAAAATTCTGCGCTGCGACAGCGCGGCTGGCACTACGCTTGAGAACTGGGACCTCACCGGCGTCAGCCTGCTTGTCTCGTCTACGTGCTCGGGCACGACGATCCGATATATGTATTTTGAGACCACCACCACGGCCTGCAACATCATTCAGTTCCGTGGCCCGAACACCACCATCGAGTACAGCACAGTCAACGGCGGCGGCCTGCCGGTTGGCCTAGCGTGTGACTACAATAACATCGGAGAGGGCATCTACTTCCTGTCGACGGCGACTGGAACGCAGACCGCCAAATATCTGTACGTCTACAACCAGCCCCAGCATTTCCTGAGCTTCAGTAGCGCCACTATCGACTTCCGCTACAGCCTGATCGAGGGCTGCGGGTTTTTCCAAGGCGCGCACTGCAACGGCATGCAGACCGGCGGCGATACTGCAAACAGCATCATCTCTTACAACACGTTCTACAGCGCGCAGCCCTACCTACCTCTGGGCGCAACGGCCGGCACCTTCACCTCTGGAAGCCCCACGATCACCGGCATCAACGTCGGCGGCCCGGGCAACCAGAACAGCCTGCGGAACGGGGCGTCCATCACTGGAGCGCTCATTCCCGGCGGTACTACGATCCTTTCGTCCGCTACCTCTGGGGGCGTAACCACGATCACCATGTCGGCGAACGCCACGGGGACCGGCTCAAGCACGTTCGACGTGCCGAACACCTGGCCGACCGGCCTGACCATCGGCATCCGTTATGCGTCGCAGTTTGGCGGCAACATGACCAACGGGACCATGAAGCGAAACACGATCATCGCTATCGGCCCCATCCCGACGATCAGCTACGGCATTTACTGCGTGGTCGAGGACGGGACCAACGTGGGCGCCGACATGAGCGACAACTACTTCGACAACACCGGCGCCACCGGCGCCTTCTACCCGGGCGGCGGCCAAGCGCTCTGCTCTGGCCGAACCGGCTCGGGGAACAAGAACATGGTCACCGGGGCGACCATCCCCATCCCGTAGGCCTTGCGCTGACGCGTGCCTGATGGCCTCCTCATGCAGGGGAGGCCGTTATGGGCTACTGCGACTTCAGCGATGCCGAACTGCGCGCGCTGACTCGAGAGCGCCGGCGGGAGAGCGCCCAGCGCCGCCGGGCCGCGCTCCCCCAGCCCGCCCGCTACGCCGGGCGCGACGGCATCGTGCAGGCCGACCGCCAGCGCCTCGTGCGCAACCGTGCCCAGATGCGTGCGTGGAAGGAGGCCCAGTGGGAAGCCGGAGTGCGCACCTGCGCCTACTGCGCCTGCGTTATGACGCGCCGGCCTGGCCGCCCGACCAGCGCCACGGTCGACCACATCGAGCCCCTCATCCCCGACGTGAACGACGCGCCGTGGAACTACGCGATGGCCTGCTGGGCCTGCAACAACCGCAAGGGCCGCATGAGCGCGGGGGCGTTCCGGGCGCTCCTGGCGTGCGAGGTGGTTGCAGCCGTGGCCGAGTGATGCCTTATTGCGCTCGCTGCGGTTCGGACCCGGGTGCGATTCCCGGCGCCTCCACCATAAGCCCACCGCCTGGGGGCCACGAGGACCCCGCCAGTTGATGCGAAGCTGCTGGCATCTGAACCGGGACGGTGGGCTTTTGATGGGGGCGATCAGCTTCGACGGGCCATCGGCGCGGTACCCAGTCCGCAAACCTGAACTGTGAACGACAACCACTTCCAGCCCTCGGCCCTCGCGGCCTAGGCGGAGCCCGGCGGGGGCTTGGCAACAGAACCCCGCCACCCTCCCGATTGACAGCGACGCTCTTAGGCCCGATGCTCCGGCCATCGTATTTCAGCACTCGGTGGGAGCGCACATCATGCCGGACGTCTACGGGAAGCCCCTGCGGCCCTTCATCACCGGCTTCGCCATGCAGAATGGCACGATGCTCCTCGATATGTTTGCCCGCATCTTCCAGGGCGGTATCTCACGCGAGGACGCCATCACTGCGACCCCCGGCGGCACCAAGGCCGCGGCCCGGGTCCTGACCAAGTCCATCAACGTGATCTCGGTCTGCGCGACGAACGCGGACTCGGTGCTGCTGCCCAAGGCCATCGCCGGATCCGTGGTGTTCCTCGTGAACGCTGGCGCCGCGTCGGCGCAGGTGTTCGGCAAGGACACCGACACGATCAACGGCGTGGCGACTGGCACGGGCGTGGCCCAAGCCACCGGCATCTCCGCTGCCTACGTCTGCGCAGTAAGCGGGGCGTGGTTCCGTATCCTCTCGGCCTAACCGGCCCCTGGCTCAGAAGGACTTGATCACATGACTATTGGCAGCGGCGGCGGCGTCGGCAACGGGTTCTTCACCGATGGCATGACCGTCATCTCGGGCGCCTTCCTCGGGGCGGCCTCCTGCGTTCCGGTTGACACCGGGCTGTCGGGTGGCGCTTCCCCGGTCTCGGCGGGCATCATCCCCGGCACCATCCCGGCTCCGGCCGCGCAACTGGGCCTCACCGCCCAGGCGGATGGCACCAAGGCAAATGCCACGGCCCTGAACTACGGGCTCAACACGATCACCACGGTGGCCGGCGCGGCGGACTCGGTCCTGCTGCCCTACGCCTACCCGGGCGCCTTCGTGGTGGTGGTCAACAAGGTCGCGACCGCCATTCAGGTGTTCGGCAAGGGCACGGACACCATCGACGGGGTCGCCACCGCCACCGGCATCGACCAGGCCGCCAGCGCGCGGGCCCTCTACTTCGGTGAGAGCGGCTCGGGCGACGGCACCGACGCTGGCAACTGGAACTCGCTGGGCGCCGCGGTCGCCTAGCACACACCTCCATCGGGGGACGGGGTAGGGCCGCAGCCGAAGGGTTGCGGCCCTTTTCGTTTGGAGCCATGGTCGCGCTTGCCCCTTGGGGCGTTTCCTCACGCGGCCCTTCTCTCCGGCCGCCACCTCATAGGCCCTCGCGGTCGCCCAAAGGATCAGCCAGAGCCCACACCCTGGCCCCTGCGACAAGCCGGATGCGAGGGCCTTCCCTTTTCCCGGTTCCGTGCGATAGTCCCGGGCACCGAAGGGAGCATCCGACATGGCCAAGTACGAGAACTCCAAGGCCGACAAGCGCGCCGACAAGGCTGGCGCTAAGAAGGCCGGCGTCTCCATGAAGAAGTACGAGGGCTCGGCCGCCGACAAGAAGGCCGACGCCAAGGCCATGAAGAAGATGGCGAAGCGCTGATGACCAAGGGCGCCAAGATCGTCTCGGCAGCCCGGAAGGCTCCGGCGCCGAAGTCCACCGCCATCAAGGCCAACCGCGCCACGGTCTGCGGCCCCTCGTCCGAGAAGTCGGTGGAGGTCCGCAAGATCGACAACGGCTACATCGTCCGCGAGTCCTCGTGGGGCAAGGGCGGCCAGTACAAGAGCACCGAGCGCTTCTCCGAGAAGCCGCCCACGATCCAGATCGAACCCACGAAGGGAAAGTAGATGGCTAAGGACAGCAAGGGGCACGGCTCAAATGGCAAGGGCGGTGGTCAAGGAATGACCGACCAGCAGCGCGAGGCCGCGTACTACAAACTTCGCGGCGCAGGACGTGCAGCCAACATGGCTGCCGCCATGAAGCCTCGCGGGGCATCCGGGGCTTCTTCCAAATTGGGCGGCGCCAAAAAGCGCAAGTGATCACCGTATCGTCGGCCGGTGGGGCCACCCTCACGACCGAGTAGCGCATGGCCGCACTGGCCCGAGAGACCGCCGGCGGTGTGACCGTCCGCGCCAAGTTCCCCCGCAAGCTGGACTTCCTGCTGGGCAAGAAAGCCCGGTTCAAGGTCGTCTACGGCGGCCGGGGCGGGGCGAAGTCCTGGGCCATCGCGCGGGCCCTCCTCATCCGTGGCGTGAACGAGCCGGGCCTTCGGGTGCTGTGCACGCGCCAGGTGCAGTCCTCCATGAAGGAGTCGGTGCACCAACTGCTCAAGGACCAGATCGAGCTTCTGGGGTTGGGCGCCAAGTACCGCGTCCTCGATGACCAAATCCGTGGGCCTGGCGGCACGCTGTTCACCTTCAAGGGGCTGTCGGATCCCGACGCGCTGAAGTCGACCGAGGGCGTCGACGTCTGCTGGATCGAGGAAGCCCACGGGGTGCTCGAAGCCTCCTGGGACAAGCTGGAGCCGACCATCCGCAAGCCGGGGTCGGAAATCTGGGTCAGCTTCAACCCCGAGCTTGAGACGGACTACCTCTACAAGCTGTTCGTGAAGGGGAACGCGCCGCCCGAGGCCATCGTCGTCAAGATCAACTGGTACGACAACCCGTGGTTCCCCGATGTGATGCGCGTCTCCATGGAGCGCATGCGGCAGGACGACTATGACAAGTATCTGCACATCTACGAGGGGCACTGCCTGGCCGCGCTGGAAGGCGCCGTCTACGCCCGGGAGCTTCGCGACGCCACCAAGCGCGACCGCATCTGCCGCATCCCGTTCGTGCCCCACAAGCCGGTGCAGTGCTTCTGGGACCTCGGCCGCTCCGACCTGACCGCCATCTGGTTCGTCCAGTTGTTCGGGCTGGAGAACCGGGTGATCCGCTACTACGCCAACAACGGCTTCCACATCTCGCACTACCTCGAAGAGCTTAAGCGGCTGGAGCGCGAGGAGGGCTACATCTTCGGCACCATGTGGATGCCCCACGACGCCGACGAGAAGCGCCTGCAGTCGAAGCGCACCACCCGGCAGCAGACCGAGGACGCCGGGTTCAAGGTGAAGATCGTCCCGAAGCTGGGCGTGGCCGAGGGTATCCAGGCCGCCCGCTCCATCTTCCCGCAGTGCTATTTCCACGAGGTGGACGCCGGCGACGGGGTGAACGCGCTGCGCCAGTACCACTACGATGTGAAGGACGACGGCACCCGCTCGAAGAACCCCGTGCACGACTGGTCATCGAACGGCGCCGACGCCTTCAGGTACATGGGCGTGGCCCTCCGAGAGGACAAACCCAAGGGGGATAGGCCGAAGGCGCATCAGCGTAGTAGAGTTGCGCCGTCGCCGCGCTCGTGGATGGCGCGCTAGAGGGGGCAAGATGGCCAGCAACTCCACCAACCTGCCGGCGACCACCACTGGTCAGGACCCTCGCCACGCCGCCATCCTTGAGGAGGCGCAGAAGCGTTTCGCCCGCTGCGAGGCCTGGGAGGGCAAGGCGCGGTCGCTCTGGAAAGAGGACGTGAAGTTCGCGGAGGGCGACTCCGATAACCTGTGGCAGTGGCCGGACGATATCCGCGCGCCGCGGGAGACGGACAGCAAGCCGATCATCACGATCAACAAGACCCGCCAGCACAACCTCGACATCCTGAACGACGCCCGCCAGGCGAAGGTCGGGGTGAAGATCATCCCCACGGGCGGCGAGGCCACCTACGAGAGCGCCGAGGCGTTCATGGGCGTGGTGCGGGCAATCGAGTACCGCTCGAACGCGGACAGCGCCTACCAGCACGGCCTCAAGCACGCGGTGCAGGGCGGCATCGGCTACTGGCGCGTGATGACCGGCTACGCGGCCGACGACACCTTCGACCTTGAGATCATGGTGCGCCGGGTCAAGGATCCGCTGCTCATCTACCTCGACCCGGATATCAACGAGGTCGACGGCTCGGACATGCGGTTCGCCTTCGTGACCGTGCTCGTGCCGAAGGACGAGGCCAAGCGCCGCTATCCCAAGTACGCGGACGACCTAGCCAACACCAGCTTCAACGGCGACGACACGTGGATCTCGCCGGACCACGTCCGCATGGCCGAGTACTGGCGGAAGGTCCCCTCGAAGGACACGCTGATCTCCTACATGAACCCGCTGACCGCCGAGCGCTCGCAGGCGCGGCTGTCGGAGATTCCTGCCCAGCTTCGCAAGGCCATCCTCGATGACGAGGACACGAAGACCCGCGAGATCACGGTCTGGAAGGTCGAGGCGATCACCATCCTCGGCAACAAGGTCGTGGAGGAGGAGGACTGGCCGGGCATCTACATCCCCATCGTCCGCGTGATCGGTGAGGAGACCTGCATCGACGGCGTGCTCGACCGCAAGGGCCACACCCGGGCGATCAAGGACGCCCAGCGGATGTTCAACTACAACGCCGCGGCCTTCATCGAGTACGGCGCGCTGCAGACGAAGGTCCCGTGGGTGGCCCCCATGGAGGCCATCGAGGACTACATGGACGAGTACTGGTCGACGGCCAACACCGAGAACCACTCGGTGCTGCCGTTCAACGCCTGGGACGAGCAGGGCAACCAGCTACCGAACCCGCAGCGCCCGCAGCCGCCCACGGGAGCCCCGCTCTACCTCGAAGGCATGAACGTGGCCGCCGAGTGGATGCGCATGGTCTCGGGCCAGTACCAGGCCGACATGGGCGCGCCCTCGAACGAGCGGTCGGGCAAGGCCATCAACGAGCGCCGGCGCGAAGGCGACATGGCGACGTTCCACTACCTCGATCACCAGAGCACGGCGATCAGGTACACGGGCAAAATCTTCATCGACCTGATCCCGAAAATCTACGACACCGAGCGGGTCATGCGTTACCGCGGCGAGGACGGCAACGAGGTTGCGATCAAGATCGACCCGAAGCTGAAGGGCGCGGTCGACTCCGAGCAGACGGAGACCGACCAGAAGGTCACCATCTTCAACCCGAACGTGGGCCGCTACGAGGTCGAGGCCGACGTGGGCAAGTCCTTTGCCACCAAGCGCCAAGAGGCGTTCGAGGCCGGGACCATGATCCTGTCCCAGAACCAAGAACTGACGTCGATCATCGGGGACCTCGTGTTCCAGGCGGCCGACTTCCCCGGCGCCGACGAGATCGCGCGCCGCCTGAAGCGCATGGTGCCGGCGCAAGCTCTGGACGAGGGGGAGAACCCGCAGGTGGCTGCGCTGCAAGGGCAACTGCAGCAGGCCATGGATGCCCTCACCACGATGGCGAAGGAACTGAAGGACAAGTCCGTCGACCAACTGACCGCCCAGGAGAAGAACGCGGTCGCGGCCTACGACTCCCAGACCAAGCGGCTCTCGGCGCTCAAGGAGGCGCTCGGGTTGGATCCGCAAGGCCTGCGCGCGCTGGTCCGCGAGGTCATCGTGGAGGCGATCACCACATCGGACAGCGGCGCCGCGCTCATGCCTGCGCTCTCGACCGACAACTACGAGGACATTCCCGAGACCATCCCGCAGGCCATGGGTGGTCCGGCCATCGACGGCGCGCCGCCGGAACCCCCGCCGACCGCCTGACCCTTGCGTGACGCGCTGGCGACGGGCATGTTGAGCCCGCTTCGCCAGGCGTTACCGAGGAGGATCAGATGGCCAACGCGCTCCCCATGCCTCCCGTGCCCCTGACCGGCTATGTGCCCGGCGAGATGGGGCGGCGGTCGCAGGCCTCCACCAGAGACTACGTCGAGCGGCATGTGGAGTTCGCGCCGCGCCGCGACCTCGGGCCTGGCGTGTACAGCTTTGTGCCTCGCGAGACTGAAAGCAATTTGATCTACGTCGACACCAGCCCCTACCCTCACACCGTCGTCCTGCCTGGAGATTGGAAAGCCCTATGACCACCGAACCGCTCACCTACGCCTTCATCGCCGCCGACGCCGCTCGCGCGATGGGCATGCCTCCGCACCCGCGGCTGGCCGACCTCTCGATCTGCATCCTGATCGACGGCAACGGATTCATCACCGTGGGCACGTCCTGCCCCACGGACAGCGCCCGGTTCGATGCCGAGATCGGCGCCGACGTCGCGCAGGGGCACGCCTTCAGCGCCCTGCAGGAGGCGCGCAACTACGCGGAGCGCGATCACATGACCTACAGCCCGGCCCTCGCCTCTGCCATCCGGTTGGAGAAGGCCGGCCTCCCCGCTGGCCGGTACGACGTGAACCCCACCTCCGTGCCCGCGCTGACGGTGCCGCCGGACGGCTTCACGATGGCCCGCTCGGCCGACTACCCGCTGAGCGACGGTCTGGTGGATCCCATCGACGTCTCGATGGCTTGGGACGAGGTGCGGGCCCAGGTGGCCGAAGCCGACCCGCCGTTCCCCGGCGCGCTGCTGGGCTACACGGTGGAGCGCGTCACGGGCGGGGGCGAGGTTGTGGAGGGCGAGAACGGGCCCGAGACGACCACGGGGACCGAGGCCGCGCGCCTGACGGTCTACGCCTAGCCATGAGCGGCTGCCCCCACCCGGCCCCGATACCGCACGCGGTGTGCTACACCCTCGTCAACGGCGGCGCGGGTGGGGGAACCATCTGGGCGGTGCACCTGCAGGTGTTCTGCCCTGCCTGCTCCACCCGCTTCCGCTTCGTGGGCAACATGGCGCCCGTCCCCGAGACCGCTGGCCAGGCCATGCTTGACCGCCGCGGCGCGTGGGTGTCGGTTGGCGCCGACGAGATGGGCGTCCTCGTGGAGCCCGATACCGTCCCCGGGGAAGACCTCGGGACCATGCAGACCGTAGGGAGCGCGTGATGAACGTCAGCCTGATCAACCAGCCGGACGTCGGCCGCCACTTCACCCACCACGCCATCGCGAAGGCCGCGCGCGGCATCGCCGGTGAGTTCTGGGAGCAGATGGCCACCGGGCAGAAGTACCGGGGCAAGCTCCACCCGAACGCCAGGAAGGCGGCCAACGACTTCTACAAGGCGTGGCCGGACCAAGACCTGTTCGTGGAAGCCCGGTGGCACGAGTTCATCGACACGGCGCGCGGCGCCATGACCGCGCTGCTGGGCCGCAAAGACCTGTCCGAGCAGGTGAAAGCCGATATCCACGACGCCCTGCGGCTGGACACGCTCGTCAACCCGCGCAAACTCTCCCCCGAGGCCGCTCTGGCCCAGACCATCACCGCGAACATTCCGAAGAGGTAGGACCCCATGAACTACGCACGCTGGCTCCAACTGCGGGGCCCCATGATCACCCGCGCCCCGGATGACGAGGGCGCCGAGTCCCAGACCTCCACCGAGGGCGCGGAAGAAGCCGCCGGGGAAGACGGTGAGGACGACGCTGGCGGCGAGGACGACGCCGAGGGCGAGGCCGGTGAGGAATCGGAGGCCGCTGCTGAAGGCGCGGAGGCCGCTGCCGGTGAAGACGGCGAGGACGAGGTGGGCCAGCAGCCCGCTCGTGTGCCCTGGCAGGTGAAGCGCCTCGCCAAGGTAACGGCGGCGGCCAAGGCGGCCGAGGCGCGCGCTGCGGCGCTGGCCGAGGAGAACGAGGCCCTCAAGGACTTGGCTGGCCGCGGGGATGGCGGTGGCGATACCTCGACCAGCACCACGACCGCCCAGCCCGGAGCGCGCGTCTACACCGAGGCCGAGTTCCAAGCCGAGGCAGCGCGCCGGGCGGGTGTCACCACGCTCAACCAGAAGGTCGACGTGATCTACGACAAGGCCGTCGAGCTTGATCCGAAGTTCACCGAGCGCCTGGGCCCGCTGCGTGAGGCCGTGGGTGAGGATCTCGCCAAGCGGCCGGACTTCTTCAAGGCGCTGACCAAGCTGGATAACGGCGCCGAGGTCATCAACGCGCTGTCGAAGAACCTCGACCACTTCTCCGAGATCCTCGAAGGCGACCCCGTCGACCTGGCGCTGGAACTGGCCAAGATGGACCGGCAGGTGAAGAAGGCTCCGGGGGGTACACCCGCGCCCAGCCGCGCCGGCACCACCCACCGGCCGCCGAAGACCATCGACACCAGCACCACCCCGGCGCCGGACTTGGAGAAGATGAGCGAGGAGGAGTACTCGCAAATCCGCGCCAAGCAGCGCCAGGCGCGCCACGAAGCCCGCGGCGGCTGGTAGACAGCACCACCCACGAACGGCAGGCCCCGGCACCCCACCGGGGCCTTTTTCGTGCCCTCTTGTGATCCAGATGCGCTCGCGATACCTTCCGCTCGCTGGGCACTGGCCTGGCCGCTCTTGGCGCGCAGCCCATGCGGGTTCCTGGGATCCCTCGCCAAAACCCTGATCGGCCCTGAACACCGGCGCGGGCAGTCGGACTTCACTTCATCGAGCGCTGCGAGCGCCGGGGGATCAAATGTCCAACACCCTTCTGACCATCAACATGATCACCCGTGAAGCGGTTGATCTGTTCCGCAACTCGAACGCCTTCATCCAGGCTCTCGACCGCCAGTACGACGATCAGTTCGCCCAGAACGGCTGGAAGATCGGCAACGCGCTGCGCATCCGCCTGCCCAACGACTACGTGGTCCGCACCGGCACCGCGGCGAGCCCGCAGGACACCACGGAAACGAACGTCACGCTGACCCTGGCGACCCAGAAGGGCGTCGACGTCAGCTTCTCGACCCAAGAACGCACCATGAGCTTGGACGACTACTCCGAGCGCGTGCTGCAGCCGATGATCAACGACCTGGCGGGCAACGTCGCGGCCGATATCATCAGCGGGTGCGAAGGCGGCGTGTCCAACTTCGTCTCGAACGTCGACGGCTCGGGCGCCATCATCAGCCCGACCAACGAGACCGTGCTGAACGGCGGGGCCCTGCTCTCCAAGCGCTCGGCCGCGCTGAACAACCGCTGCCTCGTGCTCGACCCGTTCACCATGGCGCGCTCGGTGGCCTCCATGCAGGGCCTCTTCAACCCGACCGCCAAGATCAGCCGCCAGTTCGAAACCGGCCAGGTCTACAACGCCCTGAACTTCAAGTGGTTCGAGGACCAGACGGTCGTCGTCCACACCACGGGCACCTTCACGGCCGGCACCGTCAACGGCGCCAGCCAGACCGGCACCACGCTGGTGGTCAACGCGATCACCGGCACGTTCAAGGTCGGGGATATCATCACCATCGCCGGCGTGAACGCGGTCAACCGCGTGACCAAGGCGAGCGACGGCGTGCTGCAGCAGTTCACGGTCACCTCGAACGTGGCCAGCGGCGCGACCTCGATCCCGATCTACCCGGCCCTCATCGGCCCGAACACGGTCACCGGCGGCCCGTCCCAGTACCAGACCGTCGCGGCCCTCCCGGCCAACGGCGCGGCCCTGTCGCTGGTCAACCAGGCCTCGGAGGTCTACCGCAAGAACTTCGGCTTCCTGCCGAAGGCCATTGCGATGGCCACCGCCGACCTCGTGAAGCCGAAGATGGTCGAAGAGATCGCCAACGCGACCCTCGACGGCGTGCGGATGCGGATGCTGACCGCCTACATGCCCGGGACTGATCAGCTCTTAACCCGCCTCGATGTGCTTTACGGTTACCTCTTTATCCGCCCGGAATGGGCGGTGGTGATTCCTGACCTCGTCTGAGCCTGACGAAAAAGTAACCGTACGAATACTGGAGGCCCTGGGGAAACCTGGGGCCTCTTGCTATGTGGGTTTGCCGATGGCATCGGTCGCTCCATGGACAAGCTGCCCATCGCCCCTCGCCAGGCGGATGAAACCGAAGAGGACTTCCAGCGTCGGTACGCGCGGGAGAAGATGCGCCTCTACCGTGCCCGGAGGCCCAAGAGCGAGCGCAAGCGCGGCAAGGGGAAGGCGCCGGCCAGGAACGGCAAGCTCACCCAGGCCGAGTGGGAGGCCCTGCAGCCGTTTCCCGGTGAGTCACCCGCGGACCACCGACGCCGCTATAACCGGGAGATGCAGCGCCGGTACCGCGAGGAGCACAAGGACCGGATCGCCATCGAACGGCGGCAGGCCTATGCGGCCGACCCGGAGCCGGAGCGGGAACGCCAGCGCCGCACGCGGCGGGACCACCCCGAGCGCCAGCGCGCGTACGACCGCCGATACGACTTCAAGAACCCCGGCGCCCGCGCGGCGCGCCTCAAGAAGTGGCAGGACGAGAACCCCGAACGACACCGCGAGGCGCGGGAGCAGTGGCGCCTAAACAATCTCGACGTCTGCGCCTCGTACGCCAGCGCGCGCCGAGCGGCCGAGATGGGGGCGATCCCGCTGTGGGCAGACATGGAGGCGATTCGGGCCATGTACGCGGAGGCCCGCCGCTTGACCGTTGAGACGGGCGTTGAGCACCACGTCGACCACATGGTGCCGATCAAGAACGCGCTCGTGTGCGGCCTCCACGACTCCTCGAACATGCGGGTCATCCCCGGCGCCGAAAACGTCCGCAAGCGCAACAGCCTCGACTACGCGCTGATCTACGGGCTGCATGGCTGCGATGAGCACGGCTGGCCACAATGCGCGCCGCGACTGACCTCCCGCCTTCCCGATTGCCCCACGGGGTGTGTTGCGCGATAGTCCCCCGAGCAGATCGACGCCCGGAGGCCCATCCCATGCCCGTGATCAACGGCCTTGAATTCCCTGTACCCGAGTTCTGCGAGTACCCCAAGGTGCTCTACGCCGGTGGCGCGCTTGGCGGCGCGACGCTGATCGTGGCGGACGCTGGCGAGGAGCAGGCCGCTGCGCCGGACTTCCTGCCGCTGGGCGGCTCCGAGGTCGCTGTGCGCCGTGAGCCCGCCGACGACGACACCGCGCCCTACAGCCGCCCCGAGTGCCGCTACGAGGTGTGCCCGGGCGCCGGCGAGTGCCAGGCGGCCGACACCTGCCTGGCCGCGAGGGAAGGCCCCGACGTGGCCACCCACGAGAACGAGACTGGCGAATCCGCAGCCCCCACCACTGGGCGCCGCGGTTCGCGCAAGCCGGGCAACTAGCCCACAACCCCGAAGAGGACCCATGGCCAATAAAGAGCATCCCCGGTACGCCCTGACGGAGTGGCCGGAGTACGAGTTCCACGAGTTTCCGATGATGGTCTATCCGGGCGGCGAGGATCCGTTCAAGCCGACCTACGACACCGAGCGGCCTGGCCGTCTCATCTACCCGGGCGTGACCGTCGCCACGCAGGAGGAACTCGACAAGCTGCTGGGCGGCGGCGCCGAGACTGTGCGCGACGGCGACAAGGTGCGCGTGAAGTCGGACGACGACGAGCGCGCCGAGCTTCTGCAGGAGGCCGAGCACCTGGGTGTCACGGTCGACAAGGTGTGGTCGACGGCGCGCATTCAGGACGCCATCGACACGAAGAAGGCCTCGAAGCCTGCCAAGGCCAAGGCCGCCACGGACGTGGTCTAACCGCGCAGGGGGTGACGGGCCTGGCTCGCCACCCCCGCGCAATTGCCGGGGGCAAGCATGACGACTTGGAGCCAACTGATCGCGCTCTGCCTCCGAGACGCCGGCATCACCGGCATGGGGCAGACGCCCAACGCGCAGATGATGCAGGACGCGGTCGACCGCGCGAACCTCCAACTGGATGAGTGGCGCGAGGACGAGTTCGTCATCTTCCGGCTGGACGACCTCTCCTACAACATGACCGGCGCGGCCTCGTACACGGTCGGGCCCGGCGGCCAGTTCAACATCGCGGTGCGGCCGGAGTTGATCGACGGCGCCTTCATCCGGCAGATGACGAACGCGCAGACGCCGGTGGACTACCCCATCGAGGTGCTCAACTCGCGCATCGACTACTCGCGCATCACGATCAAGAGCCTGACGGGCGCGCCGTCCGATCTGCTCTGGTACGACAACGCCTACCCCATCGGCACGGTGTACCCCTGGCCGATCCCGACCTCGCAGGTGCCCTACCAGCTTCACCTGCTCGTCCGGGCGCTGCTCGACAAGATCGATGACCCCACGGCGACCATCCTGCTCCCGCCGCGGTACGGCAACATGCTGTACTGGAACCTCTGCATGATCTTCCGCGAGGCCTTCGGCTACCCGCCCAGGCCGCTGACCGTGAAGCGCGCTGGCGCCACGCTGCGGAATATCCGCCGGAAGAACGCCCACATCCCGAAGCTGCTCATGCCCAACGGCATTGGCTTCCGCGCCTACGACCCAATTTCGGACAGGGGCCGATAAATGCCGGAGCAAGTCCCCCTCCTGGGCGGCTCCTACACCGCCCGCTCGCTCACGGCTGGCGCCCAGCGCTGCCTCAACCTCTACCCCGAGAAGAACGAGGCCGACGCCCCCTACCCGTTCACCTACTACCCGAGGGCAGGGCTGCGCTTCGAGGGCGCTCTCCCCAGCCCGCCCATTAACGCCGGCGCGCGCTGCATGTACCGCGCCTCGAACGGGGTGCTGTTCGAGTGCGTGGACGACAAGGTCTACGCCACCACGAACACCGGCGTGCGCAACCTCCTGGGCGTGATCAACGCCGGGGTCGGCCTGGTGTTCATGCAGGACAACGGCACCGTCGTGGTCGTGGTGGACGGCTCGGCCGATGGCTGGGTGATCAACATGGCGACCTACGGGTTCAACGCCATAGCGGATCCGGCCTTCTACGGCGCCGACCGGGTCGCCTATCTCGACGGCTACCTGATCTTCAACCGGCCCCAGTCGACGCAAATCTACCTGTCGCCGTTCGACTGGGACGGCATCTCCGCGTTCGACCCGCTCTACATCGCGGACAAGATCGGCACGCCGGACTACCTTGAGAGCATCGTGGTCAACGCCGCCCAGCTATGGCTCATCGGCAACGAGGGCACGGAGGTCTGGTACAACTCCGGCGGCGCGGACTTCCCCCTGGCTCGAGTCCCCGGGGTGCTCATCCAGCATGGGACGAACGCGAAGGACTCGGTCTGCCAGGCGGACGTGTCGGTCTTCTGGCTGAACCAGAACGAGCAGGGCGAGGCCATCTTCCTGCAGGGCACCGGCTACGAGGTGAAGCGGGTCTCCACCCACGCCATCGAGCAAGCCTGGCAGAGCTACGACACCATCACCGACGCCTCGGCCTTCACCTACCAGTTGGACGGCCACACGTTCGTGCAACTGAACTTCCCGACCGCTGACCACACCTGGGTCTACGACCTCTCGACCGGCCTCTGGCACGAGGAGTGCTGGATCGACAGCAACGGCATCGAGCACCGCCACCGGGCAAGCTGCGCAGCCAACGCCTACGGCAAGGTCTACTGCGGCGACTGGGAGAACGGCTTCCTCATGTCGATGGACCTCGACTGGTATCAGGACGTCGAGGACCCCATCGTTTACCGCCGTGGGTTCCGGCATCTGGTCAAGGGCGCCTACAAGGTGACCTATCAGAAGCTCGTGCTGTCCGCGACGCCCGGCCAGGCCGAGGGTCGGCTTACGACGGACCAGCCGCAGGTGTACCTCCGCTGGTCGGACTCGCAGGGCTATAGCTGGGGCGACCCCGTCGCGGCCACGCCCGGATCCACCGGCCAGTACGACGAGTGGGCGACGTGGTGGCAACTCGGCACCGCCCGGGACCGGGTGTTCGAGGTCTTCTGGTCGCTGCCGTTTCAGGTGTCGATCTCGGGCGCCTATATCGACTACCAGCCGGCGGATAGCTGATGGCCCAGGCGCTTCAGGAGTTCGCCCTCCCGGCCCTCATCCCGCAGGTGCCGCTGATCAACGTGAAGACGGGCGTGCCCACGCAGTTCTTCATGGACTACATGAACACGCTGAACAGCAAGCTGACCAACGCGGTGCAGGCGCTCAACAACGCCGTCGACGGCCTGCTGGCGGCGCAGGCGCAGTCGGTGGCGCAGCAGGCCCAGGTGATCACGCAGGCGCAGTCGGTGGCCACGGCGCAGGGCCAGGCGGACGCGGCGGCCGGATCCCCGGCGCAGTCCGGCGATGCCATGGGCGTGATCAGCGTCCCCGCCGGCGCGGGCTGGACGGCTGGCCCGCAGGTGGACCTTCTGGGCGTGATCGCCGGGAGCCTGTCGGTCATCAACTCCGGGCCCAGCCAGATCAGCGCCACGGCGGTGGGCATGGCCGGGTCGTTCTCCGGCTCGTGGCGCATTCAGGAGATCGTCGGCGCCGTGGAGACCACGGTCTACACCGGCACCTTCACGGCCGAGAACTGGCTGGAAGACCTGATGACGATCACGAACGTGAGCTTCCTCTACAACGACGCCGACACGAGCGCGGCCATCCCTGGCCAGGTGTCGGTCGGCGCTGTCAGCTACCGCCTCGATATGTCCTCGCCCGATGTGGACGTGACCAACGTGCAGGCATACATCTACGTCCGGCGCTCCTAGTCGGGCGCGCGGATGGCATGCTAAGCCGGGTTCGCCAGACCCACTGACCGAGGAGATCGAAATGACCGAAGACGAAGCCAAGACGAAGTGGTGTCCGTTCGTGCGCGCCATCGGGGCCGTAAGCGACGACGCCGCCGCCAATCGCTGGCCCTCCGACCCATACGGCGAATGCGATGACACCTTGGGACTGGACGCATCGGGCCATCCGCACGCCCTATGCATCGCCTCGCAGTGCATGGCGTGGCGGTGGGACCGCGTGATTGAATCGCAGGGTCAGTTGGTCCCCATGCCGCAGGGCGCACCGAGCGGCCACTGCGGCCTTGCTGGAGCGAGCGCATGATCTACCGCACGATGAACGCGGCCTTCCTCAACGAGGTGGCCAACCACGAGGACGTCCGGCCCTTCCTGGGCGGCGGCGCCGAGCCGCTGGACCTGGGCCCACTGCTCTCGAACCCTGCCGTGGTGGCGATGGAGGTCATGGGCGACGGCGGGTGGCTGCTGCAGCCGTCCCTCCCGGGCGTGTACGAGCTTCACACGCTGTTCATGCCCCACGCCCGGGGCAAGTCGTACTTCGCCGCGGCGCGCGAGGCCATGCGGTGGATGTTCACGAACACCGACTGCCTTGAGATCATCACCAAGTGCCCCGACGACAACCCGGGCGCACGGATGGCTGCCAGCGTCATGGGCTTCCGCGAGCGCTTCCGGCGCGACGCCTGCTGGCCACCCGAGGCGCCGGCGGTGGGTGTCTCCTACCGGGTCTTCAGCATTGATGACTGGTTCACGCGCGACAAGGCGGCGCTGCTGGAAGGCCGGAAGTTCCATGCCGCGCTGGAGGCCGCCAAGATCGAGGCGGGCAGCGCTCTCGTGGTGCACCCCGAGGACGAGGCGCACGACCGCGCTGTGGGTGCGGCTGCGCTCATGGTGATGGCCGGGCAGCCCGCCAAGGCGGTGGGCTTCTACAATAGATGGGCAACCTTCGCCGGATATGCGACCATCGAAGCTGTCGGTCACAACCTCATCGATGTACGCGATGCCATCGTTGAGGTATCTGGTGGCGAAATGCGGGTGCTGCTGGTGAGGCACGCGCCCGCCGAATAGGGGGTGCCTCATGCCTGTCGGCGCAACGATTTCAGCGGCTGGATCGGTGGCGAGTGCGGGAATCGGCGCCCTAGGCGCTAAGAGCGCGGCCAAGACCCAGGCGAAGTCGGCCCAGCAGGCTGCCGATGTGCAGATGCAGATGTTCGGCCAGACCCGCGAGGACTTGGCCCCGTATCGCGACTACGGCGCGTCGGCCCTTTCCCCGCTGGCCAAGCTGCTGGGCTTTGGCGGAACGCAGACGGGCTACGACACCGGCGCCTACCTGGCGAACAATCAAGACGTGGCCCAGGCCTACCAGACGCTCGCCTCGACCCCCGAGGGCCGCGCCACGCTGGCCGCCAACGGCATCACCTCGGCCGACGAGTATGCCGCCAAGCACTATGAGACCTACGGCAAGCCGGAGGGCCGGGCGATCACGGCCATGACCGGCGGCGACGAGATCTCGAAGTTCCTTGAGACGCTCCCCGGCTACAAGTTCGCGCGCGACCAGGGCATCAAGTCGATCCAGAGCAGCGTCGGATCCCGCGGCCAGACGGGTGCGCAGGCCAAGGGCATCGCGCGCTTCGTCACGGGCCTGGCCGACTCCACCTACGGCGATCAGGTGAACCGTCTCATGGCGGCGGCCGGCCTCGGCCAGAACGCTGCGGCGACCACGGGGCAGTTGAGCGGCCAGACGGCCAACACCGTGGGCCAATCGCTCATCGGCGCCGGCACGGCCTCGGCCGCTGGCACGGTGGGCGCGACGAACGCCATTTCGGGCGCCATCGGGAACGTGACCAACTACCTGGCCGCCAACAAGTTCCTCGGCATGTACGGCGGCGGGGACGGCCTGCCGGCGACCACCACCATCTAGGGGGCTTCCATGCCTGACATGAACATTGCGGCCAGCATTCAGCCTCCGAAGGTTGATGCGCTGGCGACGATTGGCCAGGTCACGAAGGTCGGGACCAGCCTTCTGCAGAACAAGCTGCTCGGCCAGCAGATCGACGCCAAGATGGCTCTGGGCGAGGCGGTCACGAAGGCGACCGACCCCGAGACCGGCAAGACCGACTGGGGGCGCGCCACCACGCTGCTGTCGCAGAACCCCAAGGGCGCCTTCGCCATGCCGGAGTTCTCGCAGCAGGTGCTCGCCCGGGCGCTGGCCGAAAATCAGGTGACCCTCTCCGATCTGGAGAAGACGCAGAAGAAGATGGGCGCGGTGTCGGACCACCTCCTGTCCGTCCTGGGCACCAAGGACGCGCCCATGACCAAGGACGCGCTGGTCGACAGCATCAAGAGCGGCCTGTTCGACTCCGGCCTGCTCACGAAAGACGACCTCCCGCTGGCGGCCAGCTTCATCCAGCAACTCGGGGATGACCCCGTGCAGAACAAGCTGGCGATCATGCGCCTCTACCGGCAGACGCACTCTGGCGCGCAGGGCATTGCGGACACGCTCGGGACGTTCTCCAACGTGGACACCGGCACGGTGATCTCGCCCGTGCGCACCAGCCCGGTGACCGGCGAGACGCAGACGGGCACCCCGATCCTGAAGGGCCTCACGCCCTCCGAGCTTGCCAGCACCATGGAGGTCATCGACCCCGTCACCAACGAGCGGAAGACGGTGACCAAGGGATCGCTGCTTGGGCAGGTAGTGGGAGACAAGGATGCGCCTCTCAACAAGGGCGGGGTCACGACGGCCTTGGCGCCGGGCGTCAGCGAAGCTGCGAGCGCCGCGGCGCAGGGTTCCGCGCGCCAAGCTCAAGGGCTCATGGAAGCCGCAGACCGGGTGCCGGTCAACAAGGCCGCGCTCACCAACATCCGCGACGCCCTGAAGACCTTCACCCCGGGTCCGAAGGCCAACTGGTCCTACATGATCGGCGCGCTGGCGCAGCAGCTTGGCGTGGCGCCCCCGAAGGTCACCGAGGGCGTGGCCGGGCAGGAGGAGTTCAACAAGCTCGCCACCCAGTTCATCAACGCCCAGGTGGGCGCGCTGGGCGGCACCGGCACGGACTCGAAGCTGGAGAGCGCGCGGCACGGCTCCCCGAACGAATTCATGTCGAGCCTCGGCATCCAGAACGTCACGGCGCTCATGCTGGGGCTGGAAGACGCCACGTCGGCAAAGGCGGCGGCCTGGCAGAAGTGGATGGCCTCCGGCAAGGGGCCCGACACCTACGGGCAGTTCCAGACCCAGTTCAACTCGCTCTACGACCCGCGCGTCTTCCAGGCGCAGCACATGAGCGACGCGCAGCGGCAGGCCATGCTCAAGGGCATGAACAAGGATGATCGCGCCAAGTTCGAGAAGGCGTGGACGTTCGCACAGAAGGCAGGGTGGCTGGGCAAATGAGCGACGATCTGGCCTCCATCCTGACCGGCGAGACCACCACGAAGCCGAAGGCCCCGAAGGCCTCCTCGCGCAAGGCGAAGACCTACGACCCCCTCGACGCGGCCGTCCGCACGGTGCTGGCTGAAGAGAGTGACCCGATTGCGCAGCAGTGGGTGGCCGGCGTCATCGCCAACCGAGCGAAGTCCAAGGACGGCGACTTCAACAAGGTCGTGACCGAGAACGACGGCACGACGTGGCAGTTCGAGCCGTGGAAAGACGGCAAGAACATCCACAGCATCGACCCCAACTCGAAAGCGTACAAGGAGACCTACGCCCGGGTCGTGCCCATCCTAAAGGGCGAAGTTGCGGACCCCACCGGAGGCGCGACGCACTTCTACGCCCCCGAGGCCCAGAAGGCGCTCGCAGCCAAGGATGGCCGGCCGGAGAAGGCCGAGTTCGATGACGGCACTGGAGTGCAAGTCGGTGAGACCCTGTTCTTCCGCAAGGGTGGCGGTGGCACGCCGAACGCCGAACTCGCTGGGATGTTCGGGTACGACGACAAGGCCGATGCGGCGGCCAAGGCGAAGTTCAAGGAAATCTTCGGAGACCCTGGCCGGTTCGAGCCCGGCGCTGAACTGACCGGCGCAGGCCTGACGCCCTACCGGGACCTCAAGGGTGAGACGCTCACCGAGGGCCAGCAGCGGCTCTATGAGGCCATCAACAAGGGTGGCAGCTACAAGCCCGACGCAGAGGGCGGCACGGCCGACAACCCGTTCTTCGTCCAGAAGGGCACGCGCGAGAAGGACGTCCCCGCCGGGGCCTACTACGTCGACCGCACCGGCGCCTTCAAGCGCGCGGGTGGCGGGGAAGAGATCGGCGGATCCTTCCTCAAGGGCGTCAGCCGCGGCGTGGGCGACGTGATGCTTTCGGCAGCCGAGCTTGCGCCGGGCACCGAGGACTCGGTCCTGCGCAACCGCATGCTGGTCGACCAGGCCAAGTACGACGCAGACCTTAAGGGCGACCTCGGCACCGACGCCGGGCGCTTCACCGGGCAGCTTGCCGCCTCCGTGCCGCTCATGGTGGGCGGGGAGGCCGCGTTGGCCCCGCTGGCGGCTCGCATGGGCGGTGTGGGCTCGTTCCTGGCGGGGTCGGCTGGTAAGGGCGCTCTGGCGGCTGACGCGCCCATGGCGGCCCGCATGGGGCAGCTTGCGCTCCGTGGCGGCTCCATGGCGGCCTCGGGGGCTGGCGAGGGTGCTGTGGGCTCCGCGCTGCTGTCCTCGGCCAGCGACGAGCCCCTGCAGGACCAGATGCTCATGGGCGCTCTGGCCGGGGGCGTGCTCAAGCCGGTGGCCGGCGCGGTCGAGACGGGCATGCGCCGGTTCATGGGCCCGAGCATGAAGGGGGCAGCCCCGGCCGATGCGCAGGCCGACATTGCGGATCGCGCCGCAAAGCTGCCGGTGGAGATTCCGCTGGACGCCGGGCAACTCAGCCGGGCGCCCGCCGCACAGGCGCAGATCGATGACATGCTGCGCGGGGCCTCTGGCGACACCGCTGCGGGCGTGGTGCAGGGTTTCCGGGCCACCCAGCAGGGGGCCATCCGCCAGAACGTCGAGGTCATCTCCCGGGCGATCTCCGGCGCGGACGCTGCGCCTGGCGAGGGATCGAAGGCCGTCTCCGATGTGCTGAACAAGCGCAAGGAGGCGATGACGAAGGTGATCAACAAGTCCTACGACGATGCGCGGGCTCGCGGCGACAACGCCATGCTCGCCACCGGCCGGGACATTCGCGACGCCACACTCGAGTCGCTGCGCAGCCGATACAGCCTTGACCGGGTGAAGTCGGTGGCCAGCGAGATTGAGAACATCGGCCAAGGCGGCGCGCCCACCGTGCGCGAACTGTACGACACCCGCGAGCGGCTCAGCGGCCTTACGCAGTCGAGCGACTCCGTCGAAGCGGGCGCCGCTGGCGTCGCGAAGCGCGGGCTGGACGAGTACATCAAGCTGGCGCTGAAGGACGACCTCTTCCTGGGCGACCCGGCGGCGGTGGCCGCGTGGAAGAAGGCGATCAGCCAGCGCGCAGACCTCGGCAAGCTGTTCGAGGGTGACGATCTGATCCAAGCCCTGACCACCAAGGCGCGTCACGGCGAGGGTTCTGCCCTGAAGGTCGACCCCGAGGAGGCGGTCAACTACATCTTCGGCAAGAGCGCGCTGGGCTTCGTCGGCAAGAAGGATCTCGGCCGCGACCTCGTGCGGCTGCGGGGCGTGCTGGGCAAGGACTCGGCCGAGTGGAACGGCCTGCGCGCGGAGGCCTTCATGCGGGTGGCCAAGGCGGGCGAAGGGCCCCCGGAGGCGGGCGTGCCACAGTTCTCCGGGCAGAACTTCATGAAGGCGTGGGGCAAGGCCTGGCGCGACGACCCGCGCGTCATGGGCACGCTGTTCACCCCCTACGAGCGCAAGATCATCGATGACTTCGCGGAGGTCGCCCAGGTCGCGACCACCAACGTGAAGGGCGGGGCCAACACCTCGAACTCGGCCATCGCGCTCAAGCGCATGGGTGACCGCGTCCTCAACTTCCTCAGTGTGGGCGGCGGCGCCGGCGGCGGTGCGGCGGCGGGCGGCCCGGCTGGCGCGGCGGTGGGTGCGGCGTTCGGCTCGCTGCTGAAGGACCTACGGGAGGTGCTCGCGGCCGGGAAGGCGCGGAAGCTCACGTATGGGGCCCGGCCCTCCACGAAGGATGCGGGCCTCAACAACAAGCTCCTCTCGGGGCCAACCGCTGCCACCGCTGGCGCGGCGACGAGCAACCGCATCCTGAGCGACCGTGAACCTGTCGCGGAGCCCCAATAGCGCCCCCTTGAGCGCGCGGTAGGCCAGATAGGCGACCGCGAAGCCCACCTGCGCGGTGGGGATATCCAGACCGCCGATGGTCACCCTATCGCACCGGCGATGAGCGTGGCATGTTGCGCGAGCACTTCGGAGGGGTCCTATGTCTGGCGTCTGGCTACCGCCTGGGAAGCAAACCTTCCTCGATCCGCTGACTGGCGAACCGATGGTTGGTGGTCTCGTCTACCACTGGATTCCGGGCACCGATACCCCCAAGGACACGTGGGCGGACGAGGCGCAGACCGCGCTCAATACGAACCCGATTGTGCTCGACGGCAACGGCCAGTGCACGATCTGGGGCGACGGCCTGTACCGGCAGAAGCTCACCTCCTCGACCGGCGTCGAGAAGTGGGATCAGGTCACCGGCTTCAGCGGCGCCGGCGCGACGGTCACGTTCGCCAGCCCCGCCCAGGTGGTCGCAGGCCTCTCCAACGACACGGTGATCAGCCCCTACGCGCTGGCAGCCTCGGGCGTGCTCAACCTGCCCTACGCCTCGGCCGCCCAGGTGTTGGCCGGGGTCAGCACCACCACGGTGGTCTCCCCTGCAGCGCTGACCAACTCGGGCATCATCCCCACGAAGGCCTCGGCCGGGGAGGTGGCGGCGCTCACCAACGACACGAAGTTCATCACCCCGAAGGCGCTGGGCGACTCCGGCGTGCTCTCCGGCGGTGGCGGCAACGTCCCGGCTCTCACCGACTTCGGGTGGGTGGGCGACAACGTCACGGACAACGCGCCGGTGCTGGCCGCCATGCTGGCCTCGACCTCGTGGGATATGCGGGTCCCGACCGGCACCTTCTACGTCAGCGGATCCGGCCCGACCGTCCGCGCGCAGTTGATCAAGCGGTTCTGGGGCCCGGGCAAGTTCCGGTTCGATGACGGCTACATCGTGCCCGGCCGCTACTCCAACATCTCGGCCGCGCCGACCCCATGGGGCACCACGGGCGTCACCGGCTTCTGGGCGGGCGACACGGAGAGCGTCGAGGCCGAGTGGCATGTGCTCGGCCCCACGGTGCGCGAGAGCCTGACGGCGCAGTACTTCCAGGCCAACACCATCCCGCACCCCGTCTGGTACGACGTCGGCTCGGGCGCCTCCGGCATGCTGTCGCGCGCGTCCGGCGCTCTGGTGGCTGGCGCGGGTTCTGCCACGCTGATCTCGACAGACGGCATCACCGTGGGCGCAACCATCGGCGTGACCCCGTGGGGCCAAGACGGGGCGATCACCGACACGATCATCATCGACACGGTGATCGGCAACAACATCACGTTCCACCCGAACCTCACCACCAACTACCCGAACGTGCCGCCTGCAGGCTTCGTGCCCGGGCTCGCCACCTTCATGAGCGGCAAGCGCACGTGGAATGGGGTGTACTACGCCAAGGTCACGGCGCAGGCGCAGGCCGGCGGGGACGTCTACGGCGCGATCTGGCGGCTCTCGCAGGCCTATGTGCCGAAGGCCGGGCAAATCCACGTCTTCAACACCAGCACCGCAGGCCTGGCCGGCGGCGACGTGAACTTCCTCGCAGGCTCGACGGGCACCTACGCCACGGGCTGGGAGAACAGTTCCACCGACCAGGGCAACAACGTCGCCTACTCGGCCTTCGTGGACAGCTTCAACCGCACGGCCGACACGGTCGAGCGCGGGGTATTCTGGGCAGGCCACGTCATGCAGTCGGCGGGCGGGCGCCCGGTCGACACCGGCGTCGTGCAGCGTGGCTTCTTCCGCTACGGGATGGACGTCTCGCTGGCGACCATGGAGGACTCCACCACGGTGGCCCTGCTCGGCACCGGCCCCACCAACACGATCCGGCTCACCCAGGTGCGCAACGTCTGGATCGGGGAGACGGTGAGCCTGTGCGACGCTGGCGGCGTGGTGCAGGAGACCAAGACGGTGCTCTCGGTCAACTTCGCGACCGGGGACGTGGTGTTCACGACCAACTACGCGGGCGCCTACCCGGCTGGGCGGCGCGCCGTCATCACGCACGGCGGCGCCGCGGTGCAGGCCGCGCTCGGCCAGACGGTCATCTCCTTCAACGCCTCATCGTCCAACACCGACCGGAGCGGCGACACCACGGGCGTCTTCGGCCCGCAGTACGGCAACGTGCCTGGCGATATGGCGCTGCGCTCGGGCAACGACGGCACGAGCGACTTCTGGGCCATCCAGTTTAACCGCGCGTCCCCGAACAACTCGCGCCTGCGCGGGCGGCCGGACGGCATTCAGGCCAACGTCTCGTTCACCTCGGGCGGCTCGCTGCTGGCGACGAACGACGTGGTGGCGGGAGCCTTCGGCAAGCTGGGCTTCGGCATCGGCTCGGGCATTTACTTCTTCCAGAGCGGTGGCCACATCTACGCGACGATCAACGACAACGCGTCCAACCTGCTGATCCTCTGAGGCCCTCATGGCACGCATCCCCTTCAGCCGCTCGTTCGGCAAGCTAGAACGCCCCACGCCGGACCTCTTGGCCAACGAGCCCCGGCTGCCCCGCATGACCTCTGGCCACTACGCGCCGCCGGCGCCAGCCGACGCGACCGACGAGGACGACGAGGACCGCATGCTGCGCGCGCACGAGGAGGACCGGGCGTCGTTCGTGGCCAGGCGCGCGGAGATCGACAAGGCTTGCGCGGACACCTTGGATGCGGCACTCATCGGGGCGGCGCCAGAGCCCAACCCGAAGAGGACCAAATGAAACTGAACGTCGACCAGCCGATCCTTGATCTCATGACCGGCAAGCAGGGGGAATTCGCCGGGTTCCCCGCTACGCTGAAGGCCGTGATCATTTACTGCGGCCAGATGCCTGCGGGTCAGGCCAATGCGCCCGAGCCCCCCGAGGAAGCGGCCAAGGCCTTCGACCTCGCGGTGCGCGCCTCCTCGGCTCCGGACGGCGTGATGGCGCTGACCCTCAACGAGGCCAGCTTCATCAAGACTCGAGCCTATCGCCTCTGCTTCCCCCTCTACGCTGGCGCGCTCGACAAGGCGCTCGAAGCCGCGGCTGAAGCCGAAGAGACGCTCGTCTCCTAGAGCCGGATTGCCACCCCCTCGCGATTGCCCGATGATGCGCCCGGGCTCGCGAGGGGATATCCATGACCGGCGTTGCTGTACCGCTCGGCAGACTGCAGTTCATCGACCCGCTGACCGATGGCCCCGTGGCCTTCGGCACCGTCGAGCACTACGTCCCCTTCTCCTCCACACCGAAGGTCACCTGGGCCGATCAGGGGCAGGCCACGGCCAACGTGAACCCGCTGCCGCTCGACGCCGCCGGGCAGCCGTCCATGGGCGGCATCTGGGGTGATGGGCTCTATCGGCAAATTCTGAAGCGCGCGGACGGCTCGGTCATCTGGGACCTCGTGACCGGCTTCCTCAGTGGCGGCGGTGGCGGCGGCGGTGGTGACGTGTTCGGCCCGGGAGCCTCGGTGCCGGGGAACTTCGCGGTCTGGTCGAATGCCATCGGGACGCTGCTCGGGGACGGCGGCACGCCAGGCGCGCTGGCCTTTCTGAGCACGGCAACCATCGGCACCGGCGGGACCGGGGCGACCACGGCGGCGAACGCACGCATCAACCTCGGCTTGGTCATCGGGACCAACGTGCAGGCCTACAACGCGAACCTGCAAGCGATTGCCGGGCTCACGAGCGCGGCCGACAAGCTGGCCTACTTCACGGGCGCCGGAACGGCAGCCACGACGGACTTCACCAGCTTCGCCCGCACCGTGCTGGATGACACCGATGGGCCCGCCATGCTGGTCACCATCGGCGCCGAGCCTCGCGGCCAAGTGGTGGGCATCAACACCCAGACGGCGAGCTACTCGCTGGTGCTGGCCGACGCCGGGCAGATCGTGGAGATGAACGTCGCCGGCGCGAACAACCTGACGGTCCCGCTCAACGCCACCCAGGCCTTCCCGATCAAGACCCGCATCGACCTCGTGCAGATCGGCGTGGGGCAGACCACGGTGGTGGCCACCGGCGGCGTGACCATCCGGTCCAAGGGCGGGGCGCTCAAGCTGTCTGCCGCCTACTCCGGCGCGACGCTCTACAAGCGCGGCACGGATGAGTGGGTCCTGATCGGGGATATCACGACGTGAAGTTCCAGATGGGGTTCCTGGCGGTCCCGGCCTCGACTCCGTCTGGGGCGCGCTCGTTCAACATTACGCCAGCCGTCTCCGGCCTGCTGGTCTGGGACCTTGACGTCGACGGCCCCCTCAACCTGTCCACCGCCGGGGTGTGGACACTCACCCCGATCAACACCTTCATCACGACCGCCAAGATGTGGGGCGGTGGTGGCGGATCCGGCGGCGCAGGTTCGGCCTACGGCGGCGCTGGCGGCTTTGCTGGCGGGGACGTCACGCTCACGGCCGGGGTGGCCTACACGCTCGTGGTTGGCGGGCCTGGCCTCTACAACAGCGCTGCGGCGGTCACAGGCGGCGGCGGCCCCGCCTCGACGGCTGCCAGTTTCGACGGCGCGAGCGGCGCGGGCTTCTCCGGGCTCTACGACGGCGCCACGGACGTCCTGCTGGCTGGCGGCGGCGGGGGTGGCGGCTACGGGGGCACCGGCGGGGGCGGCGGCGGCACGAACGGTGAGGACGGCGGCGCCTACGACCTGGGCGACACCGACTACGGCGGCGGCGGCACTGCTGCTGGCGGCGGCGCGCCTGGCTCCGGTGGGGGTGGTTCCACGGCCGGCTCGGCTCGTCAGGGCGGCACGGGCGGCAACGCTACCAACGTCGGCGGCGGTGGAGGCGGTGGCGGCCACTACGGCGGCGGCGGCGGTTCCTACGACGGCGGTGGTGGCGCTGGTGGTGGTGGCGGCGGTTCCGGCTACGTCAACGGCTCCTTCGTCACCAGCCCGACCCTCACGGCGGCGGTCGGCACCACGCCAGGCAACTCCGGGGACGCAGACCGCGGCACGGCGGGCAACCCGGCCGTCACCAACGCGGCCAACGGCACTGCAGGGCGCGTGAAGCTCTCGTAGGCTCTTGCGCAGATCGTCGGCATCCACGATGCTACGCCCAGTTGTGTACCGAGTGTCCCGGGGGGCGATATGGAGCTTGGCAGCGCGATGACCGATCCTGTGCGCTTGAACGGAGCAGGCATCGGTCACCGGGTGGCAGACGTTGAGTCTCGCATGACGAAGGTCGAAGACGGACACAAGGCCATCCACGATCTTCTCGACACCCTGCTTGCCCGGCTGGGCGAGGCCCAGAACGAGGCCGGGCATCCGACCGGGCTATACAGCGTGATCCACGAAGTCAGCCAGCGCCTCACATGGTTCGAGCGGGTTCGGGAGAACGTCAGGGGCGCGGCATGGGCGACTGCGATCCTCGTGCCCATCGGCGGCGCGCTGACGTGGTTCCTCGCGGGCGACAAGATCACCTGGCTCTTCGGGGGTTGACCTCCGACCATCGCGGGTAGAGCCTCCGGCCATCGCTAGAGCCGACCGAAGGGGCCCACATGACCATCTGGCCGCGGCAGACGCCCACCGCCATGAATGCCTTCTACGGCGACCCGGATCCCAACCACGACGGGGCGGCCGACCGCTCCTGGGAGGAAGCCAACCTCGTCAATCTGCAGCCGCCCTACCCCATGGTGCTGGCTTGGGCGACCAATAAGCCGGTGCGCACCATTCGCATCCACCGGCTCTGCGCGGACAGCCTTGCGCGCGTGCTAAGCGGGATCGCTGACCACTATGGAAGCCGCACGGCCCTTGAGAACGCGGGCATGCACCTGTACGGCGGCGCCTACAATTTCCGGCTGAAGCGCGGCGGCTCGAGTCTCTCGAACCACTCGTGGGGATCGGCCATCGATCTTGACCCGGCCCGCAACGGCTTTGGCCGGCGCTGGCGTCCCGACGCTGGCATGATGCCGTCCGAGGTCGTGGCTCTGTTCGCCGCCGAGGGATGGACCTGGGGCGGCAAGTGGGCCACCGCCGACGCCATGCACTTTCAAGCCGCCAACCTTTAAGGAGCTACCCATGTCGAACTTCCGTCCTGAAGACGCTGCCCCGAGCGCCGTCCCCGCCAACATCGCGTCGACCGTCCGCGCCGCCCTCGTGGGCATCGCTGGCTGGATGGTCGGCAAGGGCTGGCTGACCGACGACCTCGCACAGGCCGCCATCCCGCTGGTGCTGGCCATCCTCCCGATCGCGTGGTCCTTCGTGAAGAACAGCAACACGAAGAAGACGATCCAAGCGGCCATCGAGGCGCCCGCCGGCCTGGCCAAGTAGGTGTTCCGGGCCCTTGAGGTTCTTCTGGACCTCGTGGGCCGGGCCCTCGTCTGGTGGGACAAGCGCCAGGCACAGAACGAGGGCCGGGCCATCGAGCGCCGGGAGGCCGCCGCTGAAGTCGTGCAGGAGACGAAGCATGTCGAGGAAGTGCGTGAGGCTGTTCGCGAGCGCGTCGCTGCTGATCCTGACGAGTTGCGCGCAGACGATGGCTTCAAGCGGCCCGACTGAGCCGCGGGTGCTGGACACCTTCTGCGCCTACGCCAAGCCGATCTACTGGTCGGCGCGCGATACCGACGAGACGATCCTGGCCGCGAAAGAGCACAACGCGGTCGGCAAGGATCGGTGCGGGTGGGGACAGAGCCCCACCCCGACGCCCTAGCGGCGCGCAAGCTCCATGAGCGCGATATGGGCCTGCTGCACCTCGCCGGGTAGCTGAGCGGCCACGCTGACCAGCCGGAACCCGTGAACGGTGCTGATGTAGTCGAGCGCGGCCTGCTGGTCGACGGTGCGCTCCTCGCCCGGCCTGGGCAGGCCCTCGAACAGGTCCGCGATGGTGATGCCGAGCGCGTTGGCGAAAGCCCACATCATCGACGCCGAGATTCGGTTGGTGCCGTTCTCGTACTTCTGCACCTGCTGGAAGGTGATGCCGCCCTTGGCCGCGAGCGCGTTCTGGCTCATGCCCAGGTGCTTGCGGAGGAAGCGGAGCCGCTTGCCGACGTGGACGTCGACGGGGTTGGGGGTGTTCTCTTCGGACATAGGATCCTCTGGCGAAGGCGGGGCGGCTAGAGCGCGGCCCCTTGGTTGATCGACCGGCTGTAGTAGCGCGGACGAATTTCGAAGGTGCGGCCGCACTCCAACTGCTGCAGCGCGTCCTCCCCCTCGGGGGTGATGTTGTAGGCGCCCGCCGAGTCGACCAGGCCATGCCCCATGAGGTTCGAGAGGGCGTGCCAGGCAACCTTGCGGCGCTTCCTGTTGTCCCGGCGGTCGACCACTGGCGCGAGGTCGGCCAGCGTCGCCGGGCCGCTGGAAAGCATCTGCAGGATCCGGTGGCCGAGGCCTCGGGGCTGGTAGACCGCGATGCTCATGGCAGCACCGGCCGCGCATGGTGCACGTCCCCGTAGAGCGTGCAGGGGTCGTGTGCCTTCCCGAACCGGAAGACCGGCGCGGCGCCCAGACCCAAGTCGAAGTAGTAGGGCGGCGCGTTTATGCTCGTCGGGACCTGGCCCATGTATGGCTGCCACTCGCCCCACTGCTTGAAGTGGAAGTGCACGCCAGCGACCGCACACTGAGCGCGCAGGGACTTGAACCACGCAGGGTCCGCCGGGCGCGCCTTGTGACCGCCTTGGTCGGTCTCGCCGCCGGTGATCACCCAGTCGATGCGCGGCCGGGCGTAAAGGGCGCGCCCGTCGACGGAACCGTATCCACGAGGGGACAGGTATTGCGACACCTCCACCGGGCCCAGCAGCGGCTCCATGGACAGGAAGGCGAAGGCAGGACCGAGTGCAGCCTTGGCGGCCAGCAGCTTCGGGACGTCGCGGTCGACCTCCTCCTGATTGATGACCGTGCAGCCGATGGCGGCGTTGCGTGGCCAATCGGCGCGCCAATCTTTGGCGGTCGGGTCTACATGGTCCGGCCAGTAGGCGGCAGTGAACTGCTTCACGATGTTGCCGGGCCGCTTCGTGAGCAGCAGCCAGATCAGGTTCGGCGTGGCGCGGATGAGGTCAAACAGGTCTCGGCGCCACTCCGCTGGCACCTCGTTGTCGAAGACGTCCGCCAGGCTGGCGCAGAAGACGAACCGCTTCACGCCGGCGTCGCGGGCCTGGCGGTCCCACTTGCGTGGCTGCCGCCAGTTCGCCGGGGAGGTGCGGCTGCGGGTGCCGGGGCCCTTCCCCGGCTCACCCCACTCGACGCGCTTCATGCGCCCCGCAGAGCCCATGAGGGCTGCCGCGTAGCAGCCGTCGCAGGCGGGCGAGACCTTCGTGCACCCGATCCAGGGGTTGAAGGTGTGATCGGTCCAACTGATGCTCGTGGTCTCGCCCATGGTCCTGCTCCTTATGCGTTGAGGGCTTCGATCCGAGCGGCGACGCCGCGGCGGATGTTGTCCTTGATGCCCGGGTCCTTGGCCTCGAAGTCCGGCTGGCGCTCAAGCACACCGAGGTTGAACTTGATCGTGTCGGGCTCCTCGCAGGCCTCGATCCAGAGCCGGAAGGCGCTGACGTCGGCCGCCGGATCCGGCAGGCCCGTCACCCGGTTCTCCTTGGCGGATTCCCAGGTGGTCTGGCGGACCTTGTTCTGCTCGGCAGGCGTGAAGCCCTTGAAGGTCTGGGTATTGAAGAAGGTGGCCATCGCCTTCTTCACCTCGGTCCATTCCTTCGCGCCGTCGACCGCCTCGATGTAGGTCTGGAACTCAGGTGGGAGGTCATCCCCCTCGCCTTCCTCCTCGTCCTCATCGGAGGCGTCGTCCGCTGGCGCTGACTGGCCAGAGCCCTCCTCCTGGGGCTCCCCATCGCTGGACGCATCGGTGGCAGTTTCCGACGTAGCCGGTTCGATCTCCGCAGGCTGGGCACCACCCGTCTCGGTATCCGTGCCCTCCTCCGTAGGGCCCTCGCCCTCCTCGGGAGCCTCCGGGGAGTGCTTGGCGTAGACCTTCAGCGTCATCGGGTCTGCGACCGTCGAGAAGCGGGCGCCGTCCTTAAAGGTGAGCCAGCGCCCTTCCTCGGTCGGCACCGTGTCCTCGCTGTGCAGGTAGACTTCGCCGGGAGCAGCGTGCCCGGGTTCGATCTGCTGCGGCTCCTCGGTGGCCGGCCCTTCGGCCTGCGGCTCGGGCTGCTGGCGCGTCTCGGTCAAGGCAGGCGGCTGCCGCTTACCGCGACGCGGCTTGTCCTCGAACCCGGCGTGCAGCGGCGCGGCTGGCGTCGCCATAACGTCGATCACATCGTAGTCCTCCACCTCCTCGCGGATGGCTACGCCGCGCAGCACGTCGGGTGCGCCATCCCGGGCAGTAAAGGCCCTGGCGCGCATCTTCAGCATCCGCTTTCTTGAGGTCTGCCATGGGCCATCCTTGCCCCACAGCTTCGCCTCCTTGGCGTCTCCAACCGAGAACTCGCCCTCGATCTCAGTGCCATCCGGGCGGGTGACCAAGCACTTCGCCACCATGTTGTCGGGATAGGCGGGGTCGCTGTTCTCGTACCACTCACGCAGCTTGAAGCCGTTCGACCAGAGCAGCGCCGGGATGGCGTCACCCCAAAGCGTCAGGCGGTTGTTCACGAGGTAAAATGACTGCAGGGACTGGAATGGTCCGAAGCCAACTTCGGCTCCCCCGCAAATGATCAGCATCACCTGCGGTGCCTCCGTGATCCCGCGAGGCAAGATTTTCGCTTTTGCGAAAGCCTCCGACAGGCGCCACGCCTCATCGATGCTTTGCGGGATCAAGGCCCCGACCTGGCCGCCGGCGGTCACCTGTGGCCGGACGGCCGGAAGTTGGGAGTCGCTCATAGAAGAAGTCCTTTCTGACGGGCAAAAACAAGTGGGTCCTTAGCGCCCTTGCTGCGGTTGCAGGGGACGCACAGAAATTGAAGGTTGCTGCGGTGGTTCGTCCCGCCCTTGGCGATGGGCTGGATGTGATCAAGCTCTCGGTTGCCAACACAAAGCATCGTCCGGCAGTATGCGCAACGACCCTTCTGCTTGCGGTCAATCCAGATCAGATCGGCAAGCGTGAATGACCCGGCAGCACCTCTTCGCTGGGCCTTTCGGTTTTGAACTAAGGCCCGGTATTTCGCGGGATTGGCTGCTCGGCGCCTACGTTCCGCCGCCCGCCGCTTTTCTGGATTCGGCTTACTCCGAACAGACCGACCAGGGTTGGCGACTTTCCAAGCGGCGGCGCGCGCCTTGTAGTCGTCGGCATGGGCAACGTAGTGCGCGCGGCCATAATCCTTAGCGCGCTCTGGGTTCGCCTTCACCCAGTCTCGCTTTCGTTGGTTTGAGCATTCGACGCATCCGCCACTCACCCACCACCACGTCACATGCCCTGCCCGACAAGGCTTTGCGGGAAAGAACTGGCGTAGCCCGGCTGCCTTTGCGATGGCCCGCGGCTGTGGCGCGTAGAAATGAGCGGCGGTCTCTGACACTAGGCCGCGTCCTCTTCCTCAACTGCGAAGTGTTCGCGGCTGGACACATCGTCCAACCACGGGGGGAATTCCTCGTCGGTGGGCCGCCAGAGCGGGTGCACCGCGGCCCAAGGCACGGACACCAGTCCGTCCTCGTTCGGCTCGTCGCCCAGGCCGAAGCGGGCCTTGTAGGCTTCGAAGTTCTGCAGGGCGCGTTCCACCTTCAGCTTGCC